AACGAAGTAACAACGGCAGTAGCCGATACCGAGAACGAAGTAACAACGGCAGTAGTGGAGGAACCAACTACGCCTGTAGAACTTAACACACAGGAAGAGAAGATAGACGCGTATTTCAAATACACAGGTCTTAAACTCGATACCAATTGCCACATGGATATGGAATACCTAAATTTGTGGTATGTAGAAAAGTACTTGACAGGTAAAGTGTACAAGTGGGCTATGAAACCCGGTGCACGTATCGTTCACTATGCCGACGGCGTGATTTACAAGTCAGCAAACATGACTGACGAAATCGCTGAAAGACTGATGAAAGAAAATCCTGCCTACGCAGAACAGTTTGTTAACATTTTAGAAAAGAAATAGTTATGATAGGATTCAACCGCTGTAAGCTCATAGTTGAGAGAGCACTTAAGATAACCGCCAACACAGGTGAGAAAACCGTAACATACGGTGAGAACAACCTATACCCGCAGGAAATCGCGGAACTTATATATGCATCCAAGACAGCGAGCGCGGCGGTTGAAAAGATGACTGAGAATATCATCTGTGAGGGCTTTAGGAACAAAGACTTTGCAGAAAAAACGAACGGGAACGGATATAACATGAACGACATATTGGAGGCTACCGCCAATGATGTGTCACGTTTCAAAGGTTGGGCTTGGATTATCCAATATGGGGTGACCCCACAAGGATACCGACCTGTAGACATATACAACGTTCCGTTTGAATATGTTCGTGCAGTTCTCCACCCTAATTTTGCAAAAGACCCGACCGTTAAGGAATGGCGGGTCTTTAACAACTGGACGCGAGATAATATCAAAGCGTCCAACGTGTTTGAGAACTCTACCGTTTACCCAACCTACAATCCTGAGAACTTCGCAGCAGAAGTTGAGGACGTAGGCGGCATTGAGAACCACAGAGGGCAACTTTTGTACGTGAACCTTGGAACTACCCGACCATATCCGTTAAGTCCGTTCCACGCTGTCCGTAATGAGATGGGCGCGGAAGACAAAAACGGACGGTATGTCAACCGAACGTTAGGTCGCGGCTTTCACATGTGTTCAATCGTATCACACGGAGATTTCGAGAACGAACAGGCACAAGAAGACTTCCGCAATACCCTATCTGAAATGATGGGTAGCGAAAACGCGGGTTCTGTTTTGGCCGTAAGGGATGAAAACGTAGGCACAGACAAACCGTTTATCAAGGTGGATCAATTAGGTTCTCCGATAGATAGGGAATTGTACCGGGCGTATGTTGAACCTTTGCGCAAAGATATTGCCATTGCAGCCTATAATATACCTCTACCGCTTATTGATAGCTCGCTGTTGACGTTTTCTAACGCTTCTGGTGAGGTTATCAAGGAACTGCAAAAAGTTTACCGTAACAGCCTTGCAAAGGTGCGTTACCGCATCGCGCGCGAGCTATTCCAGATATTTGAGTTAGACCCTACAGTTACCGAAATTGAAAATAAATTCGATGAATATGTCGTACCCGATAGCACTATTCCGGCAGTTATTTGAAATCGCTGCTGATGTTAAGGATAATAAGATAGAGAAAGCCTTTTTCGAGGCTGATCTACTCGATATCCTGCCCCAAACGGATTTAATGTACAATGCTATACCAGCATTGTACAAACCTGATGGCGATGATTATGCAGGTGCAGAAAAAGTTATCTGCTATTATGCGTTTGCCCGTTATCTGCAAATAGCAGATCAGAACAGTACTACCACAGGCATAAAGATTCAGACTTATGGCGGTTCGGTGGTAGTACCAGACACAAGTAAAAACAAAAGGTTTGAGGCGGAACGGCAGAAAGCAAACCTTTTCATAGAGCCGTTGATCTGCAAGATGAAGAAAGACGGTGTTATCAAGTCATGTACGGTATTGAACACCCGTATAGGGTTAATCAAGTAGTGGAATATATCGAAACCTACTTCCGAACGTTTTTTGCCGTTACCGTTCTGACGGTAGTCTCGGACGTAAAAGACTTTATATTCTTGGTTGTTCTGGTTACTATCCTTAACTGGCTGGCAGGATACATGGCTGACCGTAAGAACGGACAACCGTACAAGCATAAGAAGACCATGCAGGCAGTTAAGGAATTATTCTTAACAAGCGCAATATTGTTTTTCGTGGCTCTCACGTGTTCGATGTTAGAACCAACGATTGATTACAAGCTGATTATCAAAGCCCTAACAGGCATATTCTTGATAATCTATGCCCGTAACATCACGAAGAACTTACGTATAATACAGCCGTCCAATGAGTTTATCAGAGTACTTAATTCAATAGCGAATAGCAAGTATTTCCAGATGAAAAAGAAAATCAAAGACGGCGAGTTTGAAATACCTAAAAAAGAAAAAGACGATGGCACAAGCGAGTAAGTTAATTCCTTTCATATTAAAGTTTGAGGGTGGTTTCGTAAACGATCCTGTTGATTTAGGCGGCGCAACGAACAAAGGTGTAACAATGGCTACATTTGCCGCCTACCGAAAGAAACGCGGACAGCCCGCGCCAACAATCCAAGACTTGAAAAACATATCCGATGCCGATTGGCACGAGATATTCAAGACTATGTATTGGGACAGGTGGAAAGCAGACGAGATAAAGAGTCAAGCAGTTGCAAACATCCTCGTAGACTGGGTTTGGGCATCGGGTGTTCATGGTATCAAAAGACCTCAAAGGATACTCGGTGTAGCCGTTGACGGTCTCGTAGGTACTACCACGCTATCGTACCTTAACGCGGCTGATCCTAAAAGACTATTCGATGCCATTAAGGCAGACCGTATCAAGTTTATTGACGAGATATGCAAGGCGCGTCCTGCAAACGAAAGGTTTCGCAAAGGGTGGATGAACCGAATTAATGCCATCGCTTATGAATAAATGGCAGAAAGCATTCCTATTCGCTACGGTTTTGGTTATCGTGCTCGGTACGATATCAAAGTTGGTGGATAAGATAAAAGAACAGGCGGTTGAACTGGAACGCAGGGAGCGAACCGTTACCGCCTTGCAAGCTGCCGAGCAAACGTACCTTACTAAACTCGGAGATGCAGCTGCAAAACGGCAGGTTTTAGAGCTTTCAGAGAAAGAATTGCGTAAAAGTAATGCAGACCTGCACGAAGAGATAAAAGCCCTGAATATCCGCGTAAAAGACGCACTGTCGGCTACTAAAACAACTACCAAAACAATAATAGATGAACGTGTACGAGTTGACACGGTGAACAACGTTATACAGGCTGAGTATAAGGATGCTTGGAATACCATACGTTCGGAACAGGTGAGCGACTCAGCCCGTCTATATTATGAGGGACGGGATTCAATAGTCGGCGTAGTCTCTATTCGAAAGAAACGATTCCTGTTTTTCCGATGGGGTGTCAAGGCTGTGGAATATGACATCTCTAATAAGAACCCGAAAACAAAGGTTAGCATAGATATAGCCGTCAAGTTTAAATAGCTTGACGGCTATTTATTTGATTATCAAGTTAGTAACACCTTTTGTAACGTCTAACTAATTGATATTCAGATAATTAATCGAATTAAAATATGTTAATGTACCGTAATGTAGCATAATTTGTCACGGATAACTCACTGATATATAACTATTTAACCCCTACTGTTACAGATTTATATAAAAATAGTATATACTTTATATAGAGAATATTATAACATATAGTTATAATATTATAACCAAAAGTTATTGGTAAAACAGTATATTTTCCAAAATAAGTATAAGGAAGTTTTTGACCGATTTTTGTAACACAAGGGTTAACGTATTGATACGTAGGCGATTAAGCGTTACAACAGGTGTTACAAGCCGTTACAGAGTTGTAACAGTCACATTAAGAGTCTATTTTTCAGATAATTACGCGTTACAAATAAGTTTATTGTTAAACGTTGTTAATGAAATGTACAACCTATAGATATAATCCATATATTTGCACCATAACAATTAAACATTAAACATTATGAAAGCAATAAAATGTATCAATGCCGGATATCTAACAGATGGCGACTTTATTATCATCAATCACATACTCATCTATGCGGACAGCAAAGGTAACGAGTATAACACCTCTTTTTCAGAGGTGCGCTTTAGAAGAAAAACAGAGTCCTACCAATTTAATGGTGAATCCTTTCAGTTCTTACAGCCACTAATGGAGGCTATTTTCTTAAATAAGATTAACGAAATAACCAACGCATCAAAATAATCTATATATTTGCACCATAACAATTAAAAAGTAAGCATTATGAAAACAAGTATTCACGATTTCTCATTCGTCCAATTAGGATACGGAAAGTACCGAGTTATTTATGAAAGCCCCGCAACCGGGAAACTGTGGTCTGTGGTAATTACGGATATGACTATTATAGACGCTACCAAAAACTCAGATAGCCCTAAAATCAAAGATTTAAACTCACTTAAAAGACTGTGTAAATTATGAAATTCAAAGTATTTGCATTAGATTTCGATTCAAGCAACGCAGATGATGTTGCTTTCGTAAACAAAACCATTAAAGACCTGTTTTCGTCCTCTGAGACGGACGATTGTACGGTAACTGAGGCAACTGCATCGGTGACGGTAGAAAAGCCCGCAGACGCGCCAAAAACAACCCGTGCGCCTCGAAAACCGGAAGCCGTGCAGGAAACGCAACCTACTGTTGTTGAAATTTCCCAAACCGAGCCAGAAGAAACCAACGACCTGCCGTTCTCCGAGGAAACTGAGGAGCCTACCGCAAAAGAGATGCAGGATTTAGTTATCGGACTTATCAAAGCTGGTACCTTAACCCGTGAAGACGTTCAAAGCATTTTCCAAGAATTTGGCGGAACGTCCTTGTCTAAAATCCCGACTACGAAGTTCGTTTTACTCAAACAACGTTTAACTACCTATCATGAATAAAGAATCAACTATCAATCACGGAGAGAGTAGAGCGCATGCTCTACTCTCTCCGTCGTCATCCCATCGTTGGTTGGTCTGTACACCATCCGCACGTTTGGAAGACCCAATAGAGAACGTCGGTAGTTCGGCATCCGAAGAGGGAACAGTAGCCCATGAGCTTGCTGAATATGCACTGACCGAGTATCTGAAAGGAAATTACTGCCCGCTTTTGGACGAACTTCCTACGCCTGCCGAGATAAAGGAAAGCAAGTATTATAGCTCAGAGATGGATAAGTACGTCACCGACTACGTTTGCTACGTGGTAGACATGTACGAGAGGAAAGAGAATGCCTCTATGGCTATTGAACAGAAGTTCGACCTCACGTCATACGTACCGGAATGTTTTGGTAGTTGCGATTGCAGCATAGTAAGCCCTAAAATGCTTGACATTATAGACCTTAAGTACGGCAAAGGTGTTAAGGTGGAAGCTAAAGACAATTCACAATTGATGATGTATGCTCTTGGGGTTCTCCGTTCCTTGTCCCCGAAGATGCAGACCGAAATAGAAACGGTACGTATGCACATCGCGCAGGTTCGTTTAGGTCACTTCGCGGTATTCGAGATGTCATCGCGTGACTTAACCCATTGGGGTATTCACGTACTTCGCCCAACGGCTGAAAAAGCATTTGCCGGAAAAGGTGATTGCGTAGTAGGTTCTCATTGCAAGTTCTGTAGGTTCAAACCGCAATGCCGTGCACAAAAAGACGCTTTGGTTGCCGAGTTTGAGGAACACGGTCCGACGAAAGCCCTTACTTTGGACGAGATAGGAGACCTGCTTAAAAAAGCAGACATATTTACTGACTGGTTATCATCCGTCAAACAGTACGCCATGCAAGCATCATTAGAGGGAAAGACCGTAAAGGGCTGGAAACTTGTAGAGGGCAGAAGCGTTCGCACCATCACGGATGAAGAGGAGGCGGTTAAACGTCTCTCAGAGTTAGGTTTTGACGAGGACAGCCTTAAGAACCATAAGTTAAAAGGTATCGGAGACTTGGAAAAGATGGTAGGTAGGAAACCATTAGCCGTAACATTGGACGGCATACTAATTAAGCCATCTGGTGCTCCGACATTAGCCTTGGAAGATGATCCGCGCGAAGCGATAACGCCAACTATCGACTTGTTCGATAAAATATAAATAGTGTTAATTGTTAGGCGTATATAAATTTAATTCCTATATTTGCAGAAACGGAACGACCGAACCGATGAGAGGTCAATAAAACGTATAAAAAGTTATGAAAGCAATGTTGAAAAATGTAAGACTGAGTTATGTAAGAGTGTTTGAAGCTGAACAAGTAAACGGACAAGGCGATCCTATCTATAGCTTGTGCATTCTCGTGCCGAAAGACAGCCCAGAAGTACCCGCCATTAAAGCAGCAATCGAGACAGAGTATAACAATCTGAAAGTGAGGTATCCGAAACTCGCAGGAAAGAATCCGAAGACGTGGAACAACCCACTTCACGATGGTGACGAAGAAAAAGATGGTGAAGAATACAAAGGTCACTACTTCCTTAACGCCAAACGTAAAGAGAAACAAGGTGCACCTATCGTCATTGACAAACATAAGCAGTATATCACGGATAAAAACGAGTTGTATAGCGGATGTTATGGAAATGTGGCAGTTTCGTTTTACCCGTATGAGTTTACAGGTAAATATGGCGTCGGTGTCGGTCTTAACGGTGTTCAGAAAGTGAGAGATGGTGAACGTCTGGACGGAGGTACGAGCGTTGACGATTTCGATACGATTGACGAGAACGATAGCCTTTTTGATTAATCACTTATTCACAGCCGGGTATAATAGAACCCGGCTGTATTTGTTAAAAGCATGGGAAAATATGATAGTTATTTGAACGCGCAGGGCGTAAGGATTTCAAAAGCAACTGGTAAACCAGTTAAAGCATATAACAAGAAGAACAAAGCCTACTGGGCTATGCGCGATGAAGGACAGCCAGATCGTATAAGGTCTCAAGAAGTTAATCCCGTGATAGCAGAACTGCAAAGCCTATACACTGAGGAAGAGATAAAAGGTATAATCGGTCTTAAAAAAGACGCTTCGCCCATCGAGCTTGTGGAGATAACCGCGAAAAGTCATTCGGACAGGGAGGGTAGCACAGGTTTCCTTATTGCATCTGACTGGCATGCTGATGAAGTGGTTAAGGCATCAACTGTTTTGGGCAAAAACGAGTATGATAAAGACATAGCCGAGGCTCGCATAAAAACTTTCTTCGCCAATGCCGTGTACATGATACGCAAAAAGCCTGTAGACAATCTGGTAGTAGCTTTTATAGGTGACCTTATAGGCGGTTTCATTCATCCCGAATTAGAACAAACCAATAGCATGTCTCCGATGGCAGGCATATCGTTCGTTAAGAGCTTGATTATATCAGGTCTTAAATATCTGAATGATAATTTGCCTGATCTCGATAAGATAACCGTTATAGGTATATGCGGAAACCATTCGCGCACAACTAAAAAGATGCAGTTTAGTAACGGTTTCGAGATGAACCACGAGTACTTTATGTACAAGGATATCGAACATACCGTTACATTGATGGGGCTTACAAAGTTTCAGTTTGTCATCCCGGAAAGCGAGTTCGCCTATATCGACATATACGGCAAGAAAGTGTTGTTTGCCCACGGACACCAGTTCAGAACGGCAGGCGGTATTGGTGGTATTTACCCATCTATGTTAAGATGGTACTCAAAGATGAACCAGACGCTAAAGATTGACAAGGCATTTATCGGTCACTACCACACCTCTATATACACTAAAGAGGTATGCGTGAACGGTTCCCTTAAGGGTTTCGATGCGTTCGCTATGGGGCACGGATTGGCTTTTGAAGAGCCGCAGCAAACCTACGTAATATTGAACGAGAAACGCGGGTTTATATTCTATACACCGATCTTTGCGGACTAAACTTATTGGCTATTATTTGTTAAATTACTGCAAATAATAGCCCTTTTTATGCCCTATCTAAAAACTTATACTAACTTTGCGAACGTAATTTAAAAATATTTACGCTTATGAGACACCTTTTCATTGACTTTGAAACATATTCGGGAACGGATATAAAAATAGCGGGTAATTATAAATATTGTGAAGACTCGGAATTCGAGATACTGCTTTGCGGTTACGCGTTTGACGACGAAGACGTGAACATTATCGACTTATCGAAAGCTATGGGGCCCGAAAAGTTCAACACATTATTTTCCTACGTGGAAGAGAATACCGATATCGTATTAGTGGCACATAACGCCAACTTTGAACGCATCTGTTTGAAAGAATACGGATATAACATACCTCCCGAACGGTTTTTCTGTACAGCTAATATGTCTTTGTATTGCGGTCTTCCGGCGTCATTGGGACAGGTTTCCGAGATACTTAATTTGAAAGACAAAAAGTTAGACACAGGCAAAGACTGGATACGTTATTTTTCCATGCCATGCAAACCTACAGTCTCGAACGGCAAACGGACACGCAATCGCCCTTATCACAATCCCGATGGATGGGGCGAGTTTAAGGAATACCTTAAGTATGACGTACTGTCCGAAAGGGAAATCTTCAATAAGTTATCTGTATTCGAGTTTCCATCCTCTGAGCAGGCGATATACGCTGCCGACCAACGTATCAATGATTACGGGATTAAAGCCGACTTGCAACTTGCTAAAAACGCTGAGGATATATCTAACACAGAAAAAGCCTTTTTGGAAGACCGTGCAATGCACAGATACGGTATAACTTCCATGAAATCACATCCTCAGATGAAAGAATTTATACGTGTCCGTACAAGATTGATAGTAGATTCCCTTAACAAAGGAGTTATAGCCGACATTGTTAACCAGATAAAAGGGTTAGACCGAATATCCGAGGATGACAAACGGGACGTCCTAGACGTGCTGGAAATGCGTAACGAGATCAATAAGACATCCAACGCAAAGTATACCGCCATCTTATCATGTGTCGGACGTGGAGACCGAATACGAGGTCTGTTTAGATACTATGGGGCGAACCGCACGGGACGTTGGGCAGGACGCCTTGTTCAGTTACAAAACCTGCCGCAGAACCACATAGAGGACTTGGATACCGCAAGGCAACTTGTAAAAGACAAAGACCTGCAGTTAATGAAGTTATTGTATAACAAGCCAACACACATCCTGTCCCAACTTATCCGTACAGCGTTCGTTGCCCCCGATGGTTATACGCTATGCGTTGCTGACTTTTCCGCTATCGAGGCACGCGTTATCGCGTGGGTTGCCAACGAACAATGGCGACTGGAATTATTCAAAGACCCAAAGTCGGATATATATTGCGCTTCGGCGTCGAAAATGTTTGGCGTTCCCGTCCATAAAGGTGACGAGTTGAGACAGAGAGGTAAAGTAGCCGAGCTTGCATTAGGTTATGGCGGTGGTGTTAACGCGCTTACCACGATGGATACCAAAAAAGCACTGACGGAAGAGGAAAAACCCGAAATCCTGTATAAGTGGAGGGATGCAAACCCGAATATTGTATCTTTGTGGAAGTGCCTTGAAAGATGTGCTAAAACATGCATCAGTACCAGACAGGAACAGGTATTTAAGATAGACGAAAACGCCCGCCTCGTATTCAGATATGAGCATGGTGCGATGACTATCGAACTGCCATCCGGTCGGAAACTGTTCTACCCGTCCGCAAGACTCGGTAGCCGGACGATAAAAGGCGCAAACGGAGATTTCGATGTGCAGGATATATCCTACATGGGACAAGACCAAACGACTGGAAAGTGGGTTAAGTTGCACACTTATGGCGGAAAGCTGACGGAGAACGTTATCCAAGCCATATCACGCGATTTACTTGCTAACGCCATCTTTAAAGTGTTCGACCTCGGATATGATATCGTCCTGCATGTGCACGATGAGATAGCCGCCGAGATACCAAAAGACGGGAACGAGGGACAAACCCTGCAAAGAATGAGCGATGCAATGTGCACCGCACCCGGATGGGGTGTGAATATCCCATTAAGAGCGGCAGGTTACATAACCGATTATTACAAAAAAGACTAATATGGAATTAAGGAAAATGATTTTTAAGATAGCTACAGCCACAAGCGCAAAGTCGGTGACATGGAAGAACCGTAACTTTACTTGGGACGAGCTTGTAGAAAAATTCACCAGTGCCAAAGTGACCGAAGAGACCTACAAGGAATTTATAAGCGCGAGCAAGGCAGAACAGGGAAATATCAAGGACGTGGGCGCGTTTATGGGCGGTGAACTATTCGGTAGCAGACGTAACAAGAACAACGTAGGCGAGCGTTCGTTAATGGCATTAGACATAGATTTCGGAGAGGCTGATTTCCCGTCTCGGTTCTTTGCGACTATCGGATGTGCCTGCATAATTCACGGTACACATAAGCATAACCCGAAAGCGGGTGTGTTGCGCTACAGGGTTATCGTTCCTTTGTCCGAGCCTGTAGACAGCGAACAATATGAGGCTTTATCCCGTAAAGTGGCAGAACTCACAGGGATAGACTTGTACGACCGAACAACGTTTCAGCCGGAACGCTGCATGTTCTTTCCGTCAGTATCCAAAGACGTAGATTTTGATTTCACGGATTATTCGCAGGTATGTGACGAACCGTTGGACGTCCAAAAGTACCTTGGTTACTACGAGGATTGGCATGATACGACCCAATGGGCGTACCACAAAGACGAAAAGGGAGAAGTAAGGTCACTTGCAAAAGAGCAGCAAGACCCTACGCTGAAAGATGGCGTAGTGGGCGATTTCTGCCGTGCCTACAGCATTTCGGAAGCAATAGCCGCATATCTGCCAGATGTGTATGAACCTACCGAAAAATCAGACCGTTGGACGTTTACAGGTGGTACTACTTCGGGTGGCATGCTGACGTTTGACGACACGTTCGCCTATTCTTTCCATAATAATGATCCTATACAGGGAAACCATGTGTTCAACGCGTTCGACCTTGTGCGTGTTCACCTGTTCGGTAAGATGGGTAAGAAAGAGAGCATGGAAGCTATGTCAGACTTGGTTAACAAAGACCTCAAAGTAGCTGCCGGACGTGCACAACGTTTGGCTATAAAAGCGATGAGTACCGTAGCGGATTTCGATGACATAGTAGAGGCTGAGGTTGTCGAACAGAATATGCCCGACAACTCGTATGAGAATGCGATGGCTGAGTTAGACACCGACAAGCGAGGAAATTATTTGCCCACGGCCAAAAACCTCAGCTTAATCATGCGTTATGATCCGAAGTTGCAAGGACTCATCGCACGTGACTTATTCAAAGAAAGACGTGTAGTTACTCGCGTTCCGGCATGGAGACCAAAAGACAGCACTTCAGACTTTCAAGACGTGGACTTTGCGGGTGTACGTAAACATATAGAGGACGTGTACGGAATAACTGGCAGCGCGAAGATTGATGATGCCATTGCATTATCAGCCGAACTAAACTCGTTCCATCCCGTGCAGGAATATCTCACCGGGTTAACATGGGATGGCGTTGAACGAGTTGATACCGCCCTCATCGATATAATGGGCGCGGAAGACACCATATTCACCCGTGAGGCTTTCCGTATAATGCTTGTGGGCGCGGTTAAGCGCATATTCCAAAAGGGGTGCAAGTTTGACAGTATGCTTGTCCTGCAATCCGAGCAAGGCGCGGGAAAGAGTACATTTTTGCAGAAGTTAGGAAAAGGATGGTTTTCCGACAGCCTGTCTAATATGGACGGCAAAGGCGCGTTCGAACAACTGCAGGGAAGTTGGATCATCGAGATAGCCGAATTATCGGCTATGAAGAAATCAGACGTAGAGATGGTTAAGAACTTTATCACGAAGACTGAGGACAGTTACCGACCTGCATACGGACGCGTTACGAAGAACTTTCCGCGCCAATGTGTATTCTTCGGTACTACGAACAAAGATGAATTTCTGAAAGATGCCACGGGTGGCAGGCGTTTCCTGCCTGTACGATGCAAGGTGAACGCGAATACCTATAAGATATTCGAAAAGGATTTCGGAAAATACATAGATCAACTTTGGGCTGAGGCTGTGCAGATGTACTACAATAAAGTAAGTACTTTACTTTCACCAGAAGCAGAAATGCTTGCTGAACAGTATCGTGAAGAGCATTACGAGAATGATCCTCGGGCATACGCAGTCCGCAAATATATGGAGATGTACGTACCGTCGGACTGGGGGCGCATGAGCTCATTGGAACGAAAGATGTACTACGCCAACTATGACGAAGACGAAGTAGACAAGCTGAAATGCAAGCTCATTGACTTTGTTAGTGTTCCTGCCATCTTGGTTGAGGCGATGGATATTGAGATAGGTAAGATTAAGCGGTCGGACGCTGCCGATATGGTGTCTATGCTCAATAAACTGCCCGATTGGGAACGGTCTACGAGACGCAGTAAAGCCTACGGTCAGCAACGCGGGTATGCTCGTATAGTTAACGAACCTTTAGAAAATAACGATTAGAGTTAATAAACTGTTAAATATAGGCGGAACGATACAACGTATTATATAAACGCCTATATTTGCAGTACAATATTAATCTAAAAAGTAAAAGCATTATGAAGAAAGTATTAATCATTTTAGCGGTAGTCTTATTCGGGCTTTCCGCTTGTTCCAAGCACGAAGTTGAGAATGCTATGGAAGTTACGTTCCTGTTTGATAAAGGTGCGCACGCAGCCGAGATAGACGGTGCGTACGGCATTATATTCCGGCAGGTAGGGAACAAAAGATATTATGCGGTGCAAGGTACAGGTAGCGGGAAATTCGTTCCCGTCATCCGGCAAGAATTCCCCAACACCGACATTTTCATACTTAACACCGACGTACAGGTGTCGGTATATTCTATGCAGATAATAGTATTCACCCGCCTGTCTGATGGTAAGATTATACACAAGACCAAAATCGGTTATACCAATGACAGCGTGGGAAAAATAGAATTATAAACAATTTAACATTTTAAAAATTATGAAAACAGGAAATTTTGTAGATTTAGAGTTTGTAGTAAAGGGATTTATCCAAGTCGAACAGATTAATGCCGAGCATATTAGTCGACTATTGGTGATGGATGATAAACCCTATATTGGTATGCTCGGACAAGCATATACCCGTCAGTTGACAATGGATAGCTTTATGAAACTGTGTGACAAACTTAACTTGGAATAACAATGATACGGGTATTAAGAGTTAGACATTTTGATGAAGAAACAGGGAAATGTCAAATGAGTATTCTTTTTAAAGACGAATTTGAAACTGCCGAGGAAGCAAGGGATTATTATCAAGAATTATATAAATGTAAAATTTTATTAGATTATGAAACAATCGAATGATGGAGACACAAGGTCTTACAATGTGGGTAACTCGGATTATGCAAAGCATAAAATCCAGCCGTGGGATATCTGGAAAGAATACCGACTTAACCCGTGGGATGCAGATATAGTGAAACGCGTGTTACGTAACAAGACATGTGAGGACAGACGTTTGGATTACGAAAAGATTATCCATGTGTGCAAGGAACGTATCAGACAGTTAAACGATGTGGGCACACCCGATAATAAATCCGATGAAGAAGAGGACATAGACGGTACAACAGTTATGTGCCCGTCCGAGTTGGATAAGCCGCCCATGCATGAAGAATCCAAGTTAAAATATGGAGAACTTAAGTATGTCGTATATTCGGTATTTAAGCACACAGATAAGTGGTACGCCTATCTCGGATACTGTGCCGGAATGGGCACACACATATATTTACAATTTACTGGTGCGTTATCTTGGAGCTATACAGAAACTAAAGGGTATCCAAAAGCGACTTTCCAGAGACAGGCTCCCATTGGTAGTGAGAATCATAATTATTCGGTGAAAATAGGAGCCGCTGAGAACGGATATGTAAAATATGACTATATAATAAGTAACGGTATCCTCTACAGGTATTTCGGTTTCGACTGGTCAACTCAAAAGCACCGATATAAGATGTTCCTGCAGTTTGATGGTATCACAGATGTAGATTCAAAAAACATGATAAGAAACGAAGCTGAGCAAAAAACATGCGAGAAATAGTAAGCGAGAAAGCACTGGAAAAGACATTCAGCGACTATCTTAACCGAACCAAGAAAGTGTGGGTAATTAAATTACTATCCACTTTTGTTAAAGGCCTTCCTGACCGTTTGATACTATGCCGAGGTGGCTTTGTCGGCTTCGCCGAGATAAAGACTACAGGAAAAAAACCAACGAAGATACAGGCCTATATCCATAGTAAGCTACGGGCACTGGGATTCCCGGTGTTTGTGATTGACGATATCGAGAGTAGGGACGCCGCAATAAGATATTTCTTAAACAATGTTAAGGAAATAACCAACGTATCAGGTAAACCCTTATCTTTGTGACATAACATTAAAGCCAATTAGTAAATAAACCCTAAAATCAAAAATTTATGAGTTCAAATAACAAGAAGCGCACCATGCGTGAAGATATCGAGTATAGACTCGGATTATACTTTAGTATCAAGTCTGGTGTTATGTACGTCTGCGATGAAAAATACGGTTCGCAAGAAGAGATTCTGATCCGCTTGGAACAGGAGGTAACAACGGACGTTAAGTTCTTACTCAAAAAGGAACATAACATTATCCTTGATTCGCAACTATCTTTCAGAGACGTGGCACTTTTGTACCGTGACAAACTAATGATTAGATAACATGGCAACTACCTATCTGAATGTCGATGTGTCCTCACAAAGGGGGCACTCACAAGTAAAGGTTAACGGGGCGACTGGGTATGAGAATATACTGCATGTTATGCGGAACGCACCTATCAGAGACTTAATACAGGTGAGAATTGAACTTTTAAAGCTGTTACGAACAATAGATGATGCTCTAATCGAGGCTTATAAACCAATAAGAGACCTGTAATGTTACAAAGAAACCAACTGCATAGTTATCAAGAACGAGGCATCAGTCATATACTGGATAACCCGTATTGTGCCTTGTTCCTTGATATGGGTCTCGGAAAGACCGTTACAACATTGACAGCCATTAAGGAATTGCTGGATAACTGCATCATAGGCAACGCGCTCGTGGTAGCCCCGAAGAAAGTAACACAAGTCACTTGGTCTGATGAAATAAAGAACTGGGCACACCTGCAAGGTCTGACTATCTCGGTGATTGATGGCAATGTTAAGCAAAGACACGAGGCCATGAGACGCAAAGCCGACATATACGCGGTAAGCCGTGATAACATCGTTTGGCTGGTTACAGAGATGGGTGGTGTCAAGTTGCCTTATGACATGGTGGTTATCGACGAGTTATCCAGTTTCAAGAACCCCCAGTCGAAACGCTTTAGAGCGTTACGCAAAGTGCGGAAGTTCATTCCGCGCGTTGTCGGTCTGACAGGAACACCGTCGCCCAACGGGCTTATTGACCTGTTTGCTCAGATGTATCTGATCGACGAGGGAGAAAGACTTGGGAAAACCATCACGGGCTACAGGGACAGGTTTTTTAGACCAGATAAGCGTAACGGCGATATAGTTTATACCTATGCGCTCAAAAAGCCCGCAGACGAGACGGAAAAAGCCATAAGTGACTTGATTAGTGATATAACCATATCCATGACAGCCGAAGATTATTTGAAGATGCCGGATAGGATCATGTTGTATGATTATGTCGACATGTCCGACCGATGCTTGGAAGGCTACCGGAACTTTGCCATGGAACAGGTCTTGGATCTTATCAACTCGGACGAGCCTATTACAGCCGCCTCAGCCGCAGCACTGAGTAACAAGTTACAGCAGTATGCCAATGGCGCGATTTACGATGCCGATCGTAACGTCAAAGAAATCCATGACGAGAAGCTGGAAAAGCTGAAAGAAATCGTTGAGGCTGCCAATGGTGCGCCTGTCCTCGTAGCATACCAGTACCAGCATGACCTGCACAGGATTATGAAAGTGCTCAAGGAATATAAGCCTGTAAAGCTGGAAAAGCCCGAACAGGTCGCGCAGTGGAACGCGGGTGAGATAGATGTGCTGGTTACGCATCCAGCCTCAGCCGGGCACGGACTCAACCTACAAAAAGGTGGTAACATACTGGTCTGGTTTGGCAATACATGGAGTTTGGAATTATACATGCAGTTCAATGCAAGACTGTACCGACAGGGACAAACAAAGCCTGTGTACATCCATCACATTGTGACGCGTGATACAATAGACGAGAAAATTATAAAAGCATTATCCAACAAAAAAGAAACACAAGACGGATTAATGCAAAGTATTAAAGAATTAATGGAAATATATAAAGATGAAAAATTATAAGGTTGGTGACAAAGTGTATCTTCATTGGGATGTCAGGCGTTTATGCTGTCCGGCTGAGTATATCGGTATGTTCAAAGACAGGTTTGGTATCGATGGGTGGACTTACTACTTCAAACCCTTAAGCGACCCAAAGCCTTATGCGGTTATGCAGATAAACGCGAACGAGTTAGACGGTGAGACAACCGAGTTGATACCTTTTGACTATAAGCCAGACGCTTTTGGGGAAGTTAAATGCTAAAGACTTCGCAAAGAAGTTTGCCGGAGAATATTATTTATTCCAAGGCAAAAAGGCGAGAATAGTAGGTTATCGGAAACCCGGCGGAAAAAGACCGATAAAGCTCATAGTATCAGGACTTGGAACCGGGTACAAGTACGATGACGTGAAGGACCTGCCGGATCACGTGTTTACCACACGGGTATGGGCAAAAACGATATGGTATGCAGATATTATGGACTTAAAAGGGTATTACTCAGAATGAAAAAGAAAATATTGATCATAGGAAAACAAACGCCCTTTTTGGCGATGGCAGATTTAAGAGACCTGCTAAATAAATCATAACTATAAAAATATAAAGTAATGAACATCGGAATATTAGCAGTTGATAGTAATTATCCTAATCTCGCATTGATGAAGATAAGCAGCTATCATAAGACGAGAGGCGATAGCGTAGAGTGGTATAATCCTCTAGGTATCTATGATAAGGTTTATGCGGCGAAAGTCTTTTCTTTTACCCCAGATTATGTCTATTACATCAATGCCGATCAAGTCGAGAAAGGCGGTACAGGATATGACATAAGTAAGGTTCTTCCGGTAGAAGTTGATAGAATAGTTCCCGACTATAACCTGTATAACATTGATGAGAATTTGGCTTATGGCTTTTTGACAAGGGGCTGCCCTAATCGTTGTAAATGGTGTGTTGTACCTACTAAAGAGGGGAACATCGCTCCTTACATGGATATTGCGGAAGTATCTGCCGGGCGAAAAAATGTGATTCTGATGGATAACAATGTACTTGCATCCGACTACGGTTTGCAACAGATCGAAAAAATTGTCTCCATGGGCGTACGAGTTGACTTTAATCAAGGTTTAGACGCCCGTCTGGTTACGGATGAAATTGCTCAACTACTTGCTAAAGTTAAGTGGATAAAGCGAATAAGATTCGGTTGTGATACACCGGGACAGATTGCAGAATGTGAGCGTGCTACGGCTTTGATTGATAAACATGGTTATAAGGGCGAATATTTTTTCTACTGCATTCTACTGAATGATTTTAAGGAAGCATTTACCCGTGTCAATCATTGGAAGAACAAAGGTCGTCGATTCTTGCCTTACTGCCAGCCTTACAGAGATTTGAATAATCCGCGTCAGATCATACCGCAATGGCAAAAGGATTTAGCCAGATGGGCCAACAATAAGTGGTTTTTTAGAAGTTGTGAATTTAAAGACTTCGCCCCACGAAAGGGGTTTGTGTGTAGTGAATATTTCAATTAGAGAATAACTAAAAAAAAAAATATGAAGACTATTAAAGATTTAACAATCAAGATGACTTATAGGGTTGGGCTTGGTAATATAGAAGTTCCTGATGAGGTATATAATGCTTTAGCAGAATGTTACGATAGAGGTGGAGATGTCCCCATGCCTGACGAGTGCAGTATAACAGGACAGCCCGAACTTGCAGAAGCCGCTGAATGGTTGATTGACAACATTCGGCAAGATGACGCTATGGATTGGGAATTTGAAATTGAGGATTTTGAAGAAGAATAACCTTCATAACTGAATAGAAATGAGTAAAAAGAACAATTACCGTTATGTAGCCTATGACGCTGCAAACGGAGACTATGAGGAATTTGAAACGCTGAAAGAGGCAGAAGATTGGCTAAAAGAAGGTGATGGAGAAGGTATCTCTGATGAAGCCTGTTGCGGTCAAAACTACATAGCAGAAATTCAGTATCTTTCAGTTGTCACCAAGACGGATGAAAAATCAAACTATCATGTGCATACAGATAAATGCCCAGAAGATTGCGATGAGGAAGAATGGCCGTATTCAGATGATTTTGATTGGATAGGGTATCATTCATACGAGAAGATAGACTGGAGTAAAGAATCATAATTAAAAAGAAATGAAACAATTCGATAAAGGCTGGTGGAACTGCTTTTTATCCTATACGGATGAATTAGCGCAAATACAACGTGACTTTGACGTGACAGCAAATGCACAGCTCAAAGCTGCTGGCGTTGAAAAGAAAGAGATTGGGGGTATTCTTAAAACAGAAATAATGTCTGATAAAACGAGAGAATTACTCACAGAGTATAAGGATAATTTAAACCAATAAAGATATGGGAGCAATTATGTTTTGTATAGCCGTGATAGTAGCAATAGTATGCGGCGCAGGTTTTATAGGCGGCATCGTCTGCCTGTTGTGGGAGATAGCTAAATTTTGGTCTGACCTGACGATTGATGACAATGATAAGTTCGATAAGGGTTAACTTCATAGACATCGCATACTCGATGAATGTGCATGTCTTCATAATATGGGATTTTATTCGCCGATATGGCTACGAACGCGGCGTGAGAAAGGATAGGTACGGACGCGGTAATGTAAGTGCCGTAGCGTGCCGTAAATGGATTCATAAGCTGTACGAGTATACACGCGGACAAGGGTTCTCTTATAAGCAGGATGTGAACAAGGGGCTGTATATTTTCAGAGACGAAAAACGTTTGGCAGAAGAAAAGCGTAACGAACAGGATGTTAGGCGTGAGTATTCGGTTGATAAGCAGGGAAATATTATCCGTACTACGTACCTTGGTGAAGACGAAGACACCGGGCAAGTGTACCGATGGGATAACTCTTTTCAGGGATGGAAATATGTCAAAACGATACTGTTTATTAATAAAAAGTAGCAAGATGTAAAGGACAATATAGCTTTCACATTGATAGGTATTGGGGCTGGTTTGATGTTAGATTGTCAAATCAGCCCTTTCTTTTTACCGCGTTTCGCGTGGGCTTTTTTGCCATCAGACCGTAAAAAGAAGCGTTTTTGTCCGAATTTCAGTAAAAGTAATAAATTATGATGTATTAAATTTAACAGGGCTAAAATGTGTAACAGATAACTCTCTGATATATAGTATGTTAGAAAATGCCAAAAATGTATTTGTCACGGATAACTATCTGATCTGTTGGTAGTTAGCTATAAATAAAAAATACTGACGTACCGTTTTTGTAGCACCTTTTGTAACACCTAACTTACTGATCTATAATTACTTATTATTACTGTTACCACAATATATATTATTTATATAAAAGAGTATATAGATAATATACTATATATTGCAATGTAGAGATAGCAATATATGGTATATATTTCTCTTGAAGCTCAAGGGCGTTTTTCTGTAACAGTGTAACACTTGGAGGTAAGTGGTTGAGTATCACGGAGTTATCCGTGACAAAAGGTGTTACAAACTTTTTGGTCAAAAAGTCGGTTTTTTAGATAAGTATCTGTAGGTGAGCGAGTTATCCGTGACAGAGGCTTTTTGGCGTTTTTGATTAACTTATTGAATTTCAATTAGTTATCTGTGACAAAAAGTTTGTAACAGTAAATTTTATTGGTAAGTATGTATTACTTTGGTCTAAAATTCCTGTTAACCACACTCTTGCGGGTTTTGGATAAAATCGAGCCGTAGATATACGGTAGGCAGCAAAGATAGTTGATGTGTGGTTATAATACAAATGTCGGGCAGTCGTATTTGAGAACTTAACCCGGTTTGCTTTTCTGCTATAAGTGATGTACTTTTGTATCACAATCAAGTGACTGTGCGATTTCGCACACCCGCGAAACCCTTATATACTTATTAATCCCCCTACGATATGGCAGGAAGAAAGAAGAACTCAACAGATACTAAAAAAGATATAGTGAAAGGCGCGGCTACGGGCATAGCCCCCGTACCGATGCCGCACATAGCTGCTTGCTCACAGCTTTACGAGATCGTGCAGACTCGCGGCACTCACGGTGCGGTATTGCGCTGCCTGGACGATTGCATTAACTACGTAGCCGAGTATATGCGGTTCTGCGCCGATAACCCGTTTATTTCTTACGAGATACTGAGAGGCGGGAGCGCAGCAGGTACTAAAGTGGAAGTGGAAAAGAAACGTTCTCCGTCCGTTGGCGGTTTCTGCCTGTTTATCGGATGGAGCATAAGAACCTTTAATAAGAATATGGAAAGACTTGAAAAGCTTGTGACTGATGGCGATAGCGAAGCTGCTAACCTGTTGCTTGGTTATTCCCTTATAAAGGAATTGATAACCACGGAGATGGACGAGGCGGCTTTGGCAGGTATGGTAGATGCTTCGTATATGGCGAGACTGCGCGGTTTGCGTGACCTTAAGGACGTAACCAGCAACGGTAAAGAAGCGGGCACAAAAGCCATGCAGATAAACGTGCTGTCTACCGAGGCGGTCGAGAATCTTAAGAAGCTGGGGGGCATCTAATGAACGTGACATTCACATTCGAGAAGCTGTTGGCGGCATTCGTCGATCCACGTATCCGTGGCGTAGCGAGCAAAGGGGGTACGCGATCCGGCAAAACATGGGCAGTATTGCAGCTATTGCACCTGCTTTGCAAACAGTCCGAGAAACCTCTTATCGTTTCTTGTGTGGCGGCAACGCTGCCGATGGTAAAGCGAGGCATGCAGCGTGACTTTAAAACGATGCTGGTAGGAGAAAACGATTGGGACGAGAATGCTTTTAATAAGTCTGAGGGTTCTTATACATACCCTAATGGCTGCATGATTGAGTTCTTTGGTGTTGACAATGCAAGCAAGGTTCACGGCTCGGCACGTGACATCCTGTTTGTCAATGAGGCACAGGGCGTACCGCGCGAGATATTCAGACAGTTGGATGTCCGTACCCGCAAAAAGGTTATCATCGATTTTAACCCTGTGCGAAAGTTCTGGGGTGAGACCGAGTTCGTAGGCGAACGGTATGTCACGATACGTTCCACATACAGGGATAACCCGTACTTAAGCAAAGAACAGGTGGCTGCCATAGAGAAGAACCGAAGCGATGCAAACTGGTGGCGCGTCTATGGCGAGGGCGAGACAGGCGGCGTAGAGGGTAACGTTTATCCATCATACGAGGTTATAGATGACATGCCGGAAACGTTCACAGGCCGGTGCCTCGGTCTTGACTTTGGGTTTGTCAACGATCCGACCGCAATAGTCGACATCCGATTCATTGGGTGGGATTTATACGTAGACCTACTTTGCTATGAAACCGGGCTGCTTAATTCCCACATAGCCGACTATCTTGTGCGCAATGAACTTAACCGGGTAGTGACGGTGTGCGATAATGCTGAGCAAAAGTCTATCGTAGAGTTACAGGGTAAGCGCGTAAAAGCTATGCCATGCGTGAAAGGGCGCGGATCAGTCGCCGGGGGGATCGCGCAGGTTAAACAGTTCAAGTTGCATGTCACCAAACGCTCGGTCAAGCTACTTGACGAGCTTGATAACTACAAGTGGATCAAAGACGAGGCGACCGACACGTACACAAACGAACCGATCGACGCGTGGAACCACGCCCTTGACGCAATGAGATATGGGGTTGATTATCTAATTAGAAAATATAGACCAAAATGATTAAACTTATTAAAAACTTGGGTTTTAAGTTCAGCATGTTGTACAATCGTAAACTATTGTTGAGAATAGCCAACATGCCTGCTGATGGCACAGTGGCTCTTACAAGGGACGAAGAGAAGTTGCTGACCAAAATGGTTAAGTATACCCAGCCGTCACAGGTAGTAACCCGTAACGGAAAGGCTGTGTTCCGGCTTAAGAGCATCGAAGAAATAGGGCTGTGGGACATGTTGGAGACGCGTAGGGCAGAAACGCCTATCGGACGTATAGAAGCATGGACGAACTTCAATTATTCGCCTACGACGATCGCAGATGCTGCAAAAGCGGACAAGTATATCGTGCAGCAACTCGAAATCGCAGACGGCTTGGAACAGGTCATCTTTCAGAATATGCGTAATACGGGTGAAAGCGCGCTGACTGGAACCGAAGAAATCCGGCAGGCAAAGAACTTGCTCGGTCTTGTGCAGGTCACGGCCGAACTTTTTCATTGTTCGTTTGAGGACGCGAAGAAGATGAACTACTCAGACGCCATGCTCGCCATTGCCAAACGTAATGACGAGATAGAGAAAGAGAAGAAAGAACTTAAGAAACAACAATCTAAATATAGGTAACATGAGTTTCGGAGACATACTAAACAAAGCAAGCGCGCGGGCTTTCCAGATGGGGAAGTCGCTCGTATTCGGGCCGACCGAGGTACAGAACGTAGCTGCCAACGATATTAGCGATGACTTTTTCACGCTGGACGTTACCTCAGGTTCATATACGGATCCTAACGTCCCTAATACCGTGGCATATACGTTAGTCATTCGCTGCATGGGCATATCGGCTTATATGCGCGATGATGCCGTAGAGATTGACACACTGGTACGCACAGACCTGTTATTGCAGGAATTCTTGAAAACATTCATCTGTACAACCGAGGTGAGCAACATCCGCATCAGCAAGGTTCAAAACCAGTATGATAGCATAAAGTCAGGGTGGGAAGCGGTCTTGGATGTGTACCAGACTTAGTAAGGTTTGCTTTGCTGCTATGTGCTTCGTACTTTTGTCGGAAACTTAATTGCAGAACGATATGAAGATCATAAGAAACAAATTCATCCCCTTTCCGGGCTTTAAGGCTATCAACTTGTTTGGTATCCTGTTCGTGCGTGGTAACGCTACCATCAGCCAAGAAGTGATTAACCATGAGAGCATACACACAGCGCAAATGAAGGAAATGCTTTACATACCGTTCTATTTGTGGTACTGCATTGAATACGTTTACCGCATGTTCTGGTACGCGAAGAAATCGAACAAACCCAAAGCTAAAGATCCGTACCACGCATTGAGCTTTGAACGTGAGGCATACCAAAACGAGAACACACCCGACTACCTCGAACACAGGTCGTTCTGGGAGTGGACAAAATACTTTAAGTACTAATGGACAGCGAGGTAGTTAAAATAGTACAGGGCGTTCGCGATGAAATCGTAGCTAACTACTACCGCATGAAGTTGAACGCATCCGGCGAGTTTGCCGAAAAGACACAGGTGATCGAAGACGGAGGAGGTGTTAAGATAGTAGCACCATCTTATATATATCAGATGGAAGACGGACGCAAGCCTGGCACTATGCCGCCTGTGTCCGTCATCAAAAAATGGATACGGGACAAGAACGCCAACGCAGGGACGGACATCCCCGAAAGCGCGGCATGGGCTATCGCTTATGTCATCAAACGAGATGGTATCACGGTGCCTAACGAGTTTAACGAGGGTGGGGTAGCGAGTAGCATATTAACACCCGATTTGGTAAAGCGCGTGACCGTAGAAATCAACCGCATAGTCGCTGCAAGAATATTAACGATTTTAACTAAATAGATATGATAGTCAGAAACTTACTAAATAACGTTGCCGCTTCTGGCAACGGGACGCTTGACTTATCCGGCATCGGCGCGGGAATATATGCGCCTGTTCGGTTTGAGAGCGTAGGCAGCGTTACATCTATTCGACTGATATACTATCGTGGCGGTTCTTCTACTGGCGTATTCGCGACCGTTATACCATACGAGAATACCGTAGTAGACGTTTCGTCTATGGCTTCTGCCGTGCCATCTATTATGGAAGTGACTAAAACATCCGCAGGCAGTATATGGGATTACGTGATAGTTAATTACGTAGAGGGAAGCACTACTTACAATCTGACTCTACGAGTTATCAACAACTCGTGCGCCAAAGCGAAGTATGCCACAAGCTCAAGTACTGCAAACCTTACTGACTATGGCAACGGGAAGTTCAATCGCCTGGACTCAGCATTAAGTTACGTGTCTCCACTGACGGGTCAGCCATTCAACAATAAGGTGATGTACGGTCAGACAGCCAACGCGCAATATCTGGGCGGCTCGATAACCAACGGGTATATGTGGAATATTGCAAATCCGGGAAACGTAACGTTGACTAACAATTCGGGCGGTGTGTGGGGATACGTGACTTATGAACGCAAACAACCTTACTGCCCCGATGCCAAAAAGCGCGTTACGCTGAAATGGCTTAACTCGTACGGCTTGTATGATAGCATGTACTTCCTGCAATATCGTATCCAGCCTACTTATCAGACCAACTATTCGGGTGGCAACCGCGTAACGTCATATAACGTAACGGTGAGCGTAGTGGTTACGAGTGATAATGAGAACGCTTTGTACTGGTTATCCCGGTCAGCCGATGTGCAGGGGGTGCTCCCGATTGCCACTAACCAATGGGCGAAAGTCACCATCACGAACCCGACCGCGTTCAACTCACAAGGCGGCGCGTTAGGTAGGGCTGTAAGCTATACATGCAAGTTTGAAATTGTAGAACCTTAAAGACATGGATGTAAATATTAGAATAAACGGGGTCAAGTTAGACGGCGTATCGGCAGGAGCGGTTAAATTGAACATTAACAATCCTGATCCGTTCTCGTTCTCCGACCCTACCGTCAGTTATACAGGCAGTATCGAAGTGCCGCGCTCGCAGGTCAATGACCGCGTGTTCCGCGCTGACAGATGGCCTTGGATGTTCACACGTACCGCGCCATATACTGCCGAACTGGATTTCGGAGGGCTTTCTGCACCGCGAGGAACAAACGCCTACCGGGCGCAGGTAACGGTTAACCCGGACAGCTATTCAGTCACGTTGGTTGAGAGTGTTACAAAGCTGTCAAGTATCCAAGGTGGCGTTATCGCCAAACCCTATAATAACAATGAGGACACGCTTCTATACTGGGCAAACATGTATGATAACTCATTGGCGTACGCTTATAATAGTCAATTGACGCGTCCGTCGCTGTTCAATTTCGGAGACGTGTTTGTTTACCCGGGTTATGCAGCCGAGAAAAAAGAAACAAAAGCAGGTGACCTTGTAGGCTCAGTTAGTCAGTGCGCCTATCGTACTGGTCATGACTACTTACTTGGTGCTCGTTACCCGACTACAGACATGATTGTGCTTGATAACACAGTGGCTTGTGCTTTGGAGCGCATGACGGGTTCAACCTTTACGTTGACATTCACACAGGATTGCTTCGTATGGCTACCCGCGTCTAACGCGCCTACGGTGTACCTCGGCAGTAACCGTTCTTCAGGAAGCATCGCCATGACACGCGACACGTCAGTTATCGTTAATGCCAATTACAAGCATAAGATTGCTGCCGGATCAAGTCTGGTTATTCAGCCTGTAGCCAATAATAGCACGCTGTTCCACATACGAACGACTACAGCCGCATCATCAACCAAGTTGACACCCGCAACGAACGTGCCGACTGGTGAGGGTTACTATTTCAGTTTCGAGATAACCGCAGTTGGGGCCGAGGCATACAGTAAGCAGTTAGCATCCGATACAGGTTTCAGTAGTGCCTATGAGCTTGTACAGGCATATTGTAAGGCGTTTTTCTGGACTTATGATTTCAGATCGTCCCCGTTCAATATCGAACTTAAGCCCTACATAAACACCTCTACCATAAGCCAATACCGCCAAAACTGGACTGGTAAAATAGATATGACGTCTGTAAAGATAAGCGAGCCGTCTGGGATAGCAAGGACTTATAAGAACACCGCAGGCGAGGCTATGTGTATAGTTGATGGCTCGGTAAGAGCTATGCAATCACAAGGCACAGGGGCGGAAAGTTCTATGCCTGTCTCGTTTGGCGATCCACCGTTCGCGACTATGTACCACTACACACGAGGGGCGGCAGTTAAGAACTCATTCTACATAAGCGCATCGGGCTATCGTGCAAGGGCAGAAGCTCACTACAAATGGTTTACACCCGGATGGCAGGTGAGCGCAAAGATGAGACTATCATATTTCGATATCCTGAATATGACGTCTGACGGTCTTTATTTCGTGGGAGAATTGAACAGTTGGTTTTATCTTCGTGCGATCCAGAATTGGAACGCCGCCGATTCAACCGCAACATGTACATTAATAGCAGTTAATAATTCATAATATGGCAGACCAAGTTACATTATTAGACCTATCGTTCGATACTTCGGGCGCGTTGGACGGTCTGGATGCACTTATCGAAAAATCGTTAGAACTGGCTGAGCAAAAGAAGCAGTTGAGCGCGGCTCTAAAAGACGAGCAAGCACAGGTCAACGCTGCCGCAAAGGCATACAAGGCGGGTTCTATATCGCAGGAAGAGTATCGAAAGATAGTTTCCAACTCGACTAAAGCTCAGACAGACCTAACCAAGCAGATGATAGAGACTAACAAGTCTATATCGGACAACAACTCGGAGATCAAGGTCAACACTACCTTGCTGACAAGTCAAGAAACGAGCGTTAACGCGCTTCGTGCCCAACTTGCAAAGAATACTAAAGAGTTGAACGCCATGAGCGCGGCAACGCGTAACAATACCGCCGAGGGACAGAAGCTCGTTACTGAGACAAAGGAAATCTCCGACAAATTAAAGGAGATGGAAAAAGCTGCAGGCGACACGAGACGAAACGTAGGTAACTATGCGGAAAGCGTGCAGGAAGCCCTGTCCAGTACCAAAGGTCTATCGGGTGCAACGGGTACGTTGGCGTCCAGTATGTCCGGCGCGGTAGGCTCAGTTAAGGCTTTTACCACCGCGTTGATGGCTAACCCTATCGTTGCTATAGTAGGACTTGTGTTAACGCTCATATCGACTATCGAAAAGCTGATGAAGCGCAACACGGAGATGGCAACTAACTTGAAAGCAGCGTTCGCACCGTTCGAGGTTATCTTTTCCCGCATATTGGATGGCATAACCGACCTTTTGAATGGTGTCGCAAAGGCGATTGACTGGGTATCAACTAAAGTAGTGTCCCTGTTATCATCCATCGGGCTTATATCGGAAGAGACAGCAAAGGCCGCTAACGCGGCAAAAGAGTTGACGAAGCAAGAGCAGGCCATATATGAGGCGCAAACCGATTCGATAGTCACTTTGTCCGAGATGTCTCGCGAGTTAGCGAACCAAAAGACTATTATCGCAGACCAAACAAAGTCGGTTAAGGAACGAAATGCCGCCGCTAACCAAGGGTTGTCGGTTTTGAAGCAGATGCAGAACATTGAGGTTGGAATCCTGCAACAGCAGTATGCACAGATAAAAGCTCAAAACGAGTTAAGCTATACAAGCGCGGAAGACAGGCGCAAAGAAATGGAAGCTCTTGCAGCGTTGAACGCCAAAAAGGCTGAGTATGCAGATAAAGAAAGAGAACTTATATCGCAAAGAAGCTCGTTTGAAAACCAAGAGATAGCTAAAAACTCAGCCGCAGCACAGGCTGCAGAACTTGCAAAAGCTAATGCCGCTATCAAAGCCTCACAGGATGCCGAGAAAGCCAAACGCGAGATGCAAGCCGAGACTATCAAGCAGATGGAGGTAGCTTTAACCACGCTTGACCTGTCAATCAAGGAACGCGAGCTAAACAGCAACACGGCGGCTGAGAAGCTAAAGAACCAAGAAGAGTATAACGCCGAAAGCCTCCGTTTGGAACAATACCGTTTGGAACAGGGTTTGATAACCCAACAGGAATACGATAACAAAGCAACCCAACTGAGACTGCAAGAGTTACAAACTCGGCAGCAATTAGAGGCTGAGCAGGAGAAGTTGAACCAAGAACGCATAGCGATGGACGAAGCCAACCGTAAAGAGTTGGAAATGTCTAACACGGCGAACGAGTTCGAGATGAGACAAGCGCAGTTAGATGCTCAGTACCAGCAAGAGTTAGCCGCAGCCGAGAAGATAGGTGCTGATACTACGCTCGTTCAGCAGAAGTATGAGAAATCTAAAGAAGACCTCACCAAAGCGCGCGTTAACTCAGAGTTGACAATGACGGCAGGTCTGGCAGGTCAGATGTCTGACCTACTCGGCGAAGAGAGTGCCGCAGGTAAAGCGTTTGGCGTGGTGCAAGCTACCATCAACACGTATCTTGGTGCGACCAAGGCGTTGGCGCAGGGCGGTATCCTCGGTATAGCACAGGCAGCTATAGTTATTGCGTTCGGTATGAAACAAGTAATGTCAATCGCCAAGCAGAAAGAACCCGATACGAAGATCAGCACCAGCGTTAAGAAGTATGCAAAAGGAGGACAGATTTACGGTAAATCGCATGCGCAGGGCGGTGTAACGTTCCGAGGTGATAACGGTCAGGTATTTGAGGCTGAGGGCGGTGAGAATGTTTACATTATGAAGAAAACCGCGAGTGCCGAGATTAATGCTCTGTCGGCTCTGAACGAGGCGCACGGGGGCAATTCCTTTGCAACGTCCGGTCTGTACAAGTTTGCCGATGGCGGTATGGTAGCGAGCATCTCGGAAGCTAACCGGGTAGTCCGTCAGATGGATAACGTCAGGTTATCTAACGAGACTATAAACCAGTTGGCGGGTGTCGTTATCGGTGCGGTATCCAGTATGCCTAACCCGGTAGTAGCCGTACAGGATATAAACACAGGGCAACATGACGTTGCGGTAGTGCAGGATTTATCGAGATATTAATTTAATAAACTCATGCTGAGATGGTAGTTATAAAACAACTATTTATCTTTGCATGAGTTACAACAAAGCAATCCAATATGATATTTGAAAAACTGAGAATTATTGAAGCCGGACAGACCGCCAACTTTGGCGAGTGGGATGGCGCAACCTACCCGTTGGTTATCACTGACGCGGCGGTTCGTAGTGTTGTAGCTTTGGGGAATGCCAAACCTGTTCATTGCAGACGTACGCACAATGGTACTGACATGCTGGACGGTTATTTAGGGAGATTCACTAACTTTGTTTACGAGGACGGTGTAGCCTACGCGGATTTCGAGTTGTCCGAGGCACTGGAAACGGCATACCCGCAGGAAGCAAAGTTTATCGAAACCATGATAATAAAAGAACCTGATATGCTCGGTGTATCCGTCATGGGAGCTGATGAGAGAGAATTAAACGGTGAAAGCATAGACGTTACCAACTTCGCTGAGTTATATTCGTGCGATATTGTAGGTCTACCAGCCGCAACTACAAGTCTATATAGTAATAATCAAAAAGAAAAAACAATGAACAAATTTTTCAGTGCTTTTGCTTCTATGCTAAAGAAGAGCAGCTACGCCACGGAAACCGTTGAAACGGTATCAGGAGACAAGATCACAATTGAGGCTGAGGGCGAAGTTATGGCAATCGGTGACAAGGTTTTTGACGACGCAGGTAACCCGCATCCAGATGGTGAGGTTCGTATCAAGGTCGGTGAGTCAATTCTTGTACTTCGCATCGAAGACGGGCGTATTGCCGAGGTGAAACCGTCAGAAGATCCGCGCGATGAACAAGAGGACGAAATCAGAGACGAACGCGAAATTGGCCGCGAGACATCCCGTGTACCCGATGAGTTTGCAGCCCGTTTTGAGAAAATGGAACGCAGCCTGTTCGTAATGAGTAAAACCTTGGAAAGCATGAACGCAGCGTTCAGCAAGGTAACTCCGAAACCTAATACTCCGACTGGCGGGATGCCTACTAACGGCAAAACGAAGTTGAGTAAAGAAGCTGTGGCCGAAGCGGCAAAGAAGTTCTACAATCGCTAACCTTTAAAAGAAAAAGAAATTATGGCTTTTACATTTACAGATTTAAACAAACTTAACCTTAACTCACTGAGTGAGGTTATATCGCTCACCGTAGGTTTGGCAGGAGAACTTGCTAACGGCTTAACGGTTCTTAACGGTATCGCTAACAACACACCTGTTGTATCTCTTACTGCTGCTGACAAGGCATTGCGCAAATCCGCAGGTTGTAACGGTACTTACTTCTACGACGCTATCAGCGACAAAACGAAGTATTACACACACGCACCTATCGAACTGCCTATCGAAATCTGTTTGCAATCGTTGTGGGGAAAGATGGTAGCCAAGGGCATCAACTTGGACGACAATTTCTCTGAAACAGAATTGGCGGGATTCATTCAATCCGAGGTATTAAAAGTTTTAGAAGCCGATTTGCTTCGTTTGGCTTGGTTGGATGGCGACGTTACCGCGGAAGCTACGGGTTACGGTATCTTTACTTTAGGTGGTTTCATCAAACAGTTCGATGATTCTACACAGACCGCAGGTGCGTTGACACTCACCACCGAGGGCGTTCTTGCTGCATTGCGTGCTTGTGTTGACGGACAAAGACCAGACGAGTTAGACAATAGCGAGTTCTTCGTATCATCCAACGTTATGCGTCTTTACAAGAACCTGTTGGAAGACAAAGGAAACAGCGTTGCACAGAGCTTCTTGGTTGACGGTAGACCTCAATACTTCTTTGAGGGGTATAAAGTTACTGAACTTCGCCACGTGTCTAACGCAGCGTTAACCGATGGTAATAACACAGCGTTTATCGCGTTTACGCCGAAAACTAACCTCCATCTGGCAATGGAAAGTTCAGCAGTTTCAATCGCTCCGTTCGTGCAAGATGCGAAGAGCAGAAACTACTACTCTCAGACTTTGTTCGCAGCGAGTGCCATGCTGGTAGCTCCGGAAAAGATGCAGTTGTATCTTACGGCTCGCGCATAAGCGAAACTAATATTCACTAACAAAAGGGTTTGGGACTAAAAACCCAAACCCTTTTTAATTAATAATATTATGGCAAAAAATTGTTTAAATAAACTTGGTACTAATGTAACTATGTCATGTAGCATGCCTATTAATGGCGTGAAAAACATCTATCTGATGCACGTCGAAGACGTTACGGTTTCGCTATCATCTGTTGGGTCGTGGACTGCCGTGAATTTCGCTACTGGAGCTAAAAGTTATAAAGTCGAAGGGTATAAGCAAAACATTCAAGTAACCACAGCTATTAGAAGTTTAGACGCTTCTAATAAATTAGACATATCTGTCATGTTCAAGCTACCGTCCTCGGCCAAAGGTGCTGATTTTAATATTGTTGCTCCCGTTCTGACCCGAAAATTTTATGTACTTGTGGAGAATAATGATTTAACATACTTTGTAGCTGGGGCAACCTGCCCCTTAGAATGTTCGGGCTTAGACTGGGACAGCAATGCTAACGGACAGATGATAACATGTACCTTAACCGCACCCGAGGGGTCTGCGGGTAACTACTTTACAATTATAACACCAGAGGCTCGTAATACAATAATCTCAAAAGCATCTTAAATATGGCATGTATATCAAAATTATCAGCCGGGTTCGCATATGATTGCGACACTGGCTCAACAGGAATAGAAAATGCATTTATCGTCAACAAAGAGGATATTGTATCATTTACGGTTGACCCTACAGCAACAGTTATTGTCAACGCGGTTACATTAGCAGCAGGAGCAAAAGCCTATAAGATAGATACACCTAAAAGAACTTTAGTAGTTACGGAAAGCCTAAAAACAAATGAGGGCGCGCCTAACGCTTTGAGTTTTTCAGCAGCTATTACACTTACAGCGGTAAATTCTTATGTTTTTCGTATGAATGTTTTACAGTCATTACCTAATGGGTCTTATGTATTATTCACAAAAGAAGCCAGTAACACGTTCAGAGTGTACGGGTTATATTACGGATTGTCATCTACTGCCTACGACCGTAATACGCATGATAACGGAAATTGGACTACCGTAACATTAGCCACACCAGAACAGGTTATCGGTGAAGACAGTTTGCAGGTTCAACAAAGTACGTATAACGCGTTGTATGATGCAGCAGTTTACTAATTAATGAAAGGAGACAATTAGTATGGCATGTATTAAATATGTAAGTGGAGATAGACGGATACCTTGCGGTGTACCAAACCCAGGTCCTTTGAATTCCCCAAAAGGTGCTAAAGTCATTAATGAAGCACAAATACTGAGTTATTCCATAGTAGGCAATTATGCAACGATAACGCGGAATACAGGCGCGGTCGCTGCCGCAGACTTGGAAACTGCAAATAACTCATTGGTGGTTAATGTAGCTCTGAAAGGTGGCGAGATGTATCCGCAACTTTGGGATGTGTCTATAGAGTTTTCCTTTTTTTATGGGAGCCCGGTATCTGATCATGTAGGCGCGGCTGAAGGCTCGGGCGCAAATTCCCGTTGTATTTTTGCTGTAGACCACGGAAACGGTCAATATCGCGTATATGGTCTTGGTAACCCGTTAGATTGCTTATCCTGTGAGGGAGCAAGTACCGGAAACGGATACATACGAACAACGTTCGGTGTAGAAGACTGGCAAACGGGTACTACTATCTATGCGCTTGATAAAGCTTCTTATGATGCTCTATCAACAGTAGCAGGGGGGGGTGACGCCGAAACCTGATCCAGATACACCATCTGGTGGTGGTTCAACCCATAAAGAATGCGACGGGTCAGGGATTTTATCAGATGGGACGAAGTGCCCCGGCTGCATAATGTGCGACCCATTAGGTTAATAATCTTATAAACAACTTTATAATGGCAACAGAGAAATCAACGGCAGTAGCCGAGAACGAAGTAACAACGGCAGTAGCCGATACCGAGAACGAAGTAACAACGGC